CTCAAGGTGGCGCAGGTCCACCGGGACCTAATGGCCCACCCGGACCTAGTGGTGTAGCAGGTGGTATTGGTGATTTATCAGATGCAGTCACTACTGCTACTTCTAACATAGGATTAGGTAGTGGTGCTTTAGATTCTTTAACTGCATCAAGTGGCAACTACAACGTAGCATTGGGTGTAGACGCAGGAACAACACTTAGCACAGGAGACAGGAATATTCTAATGGGTTATCAAGCCGGAACAGCAATTTCCACAGGTGGCGACCACGTTATGATAGGACATACTGCGGGGGCAGCAATTACCAATCAAAACACAGGAGTTTATGTTGGTTATCGGGCAGGTGTTAGTAGCACAGGATATTCCGAGACAATAGTAGGAAGTCAAGCCGGAACTAACGGAACAGGCTACAATACCGTTGTAGGTCATAATGCTATGACGGCTGGAACAGGTTCGGCAAACACTTTCATTGGTTGGAATGCAGGTCAAGGGGTTGCTAGTAATGCAGCAAATCAAAACGTAGGAATTGGTGCTGACAGTCTCAAAGATTTGACGACAGGAAGTTACAATCTTGGGGTCGGAAGATATGCAGGTCAAAACATCACTTCGGGTCAGAAAAATATTATCCTTTCTTCTTACAATGGTGCAAGTAGTTTGACCACAGGAAGTTACAATGTTCTCATAGGAAATGCAGATGTTAGTAGTGCAACTGTCGGTCAATCATTAACCATATCAGACGGTTCGGGATTATTAACATGGATTACAGCAGACAACTCTGGAGATGTAAGTATACCTAACGGCGGTCTAACAGTAGAACAAGAGTTTGTTGCTAAAAGAGGTAAGATTTCTACATTAGGAAGTAGTATTACATTATCAGATACTTATGCAGGTAAATATATTATAGTTAATAGTACCGCAACATTAACATTACCTGCTAGTCCGGCTGTAGGGGAACAATATATTATTATTAGCGACCACGCAGGGACTACTACAATAAGTGCTGATGGTACAGATACAATGAACGGTTCTACCACTAATCAAACAATTACAACAAGATATGAAGCAAAAACATTTATTGCTACATCTTCGTCAGCATGGATAGTAGTAGGGTGATATTATTTATCCAACAATAATAGGTATTTGTTCTCAAATAGGGGGTGCTTCTCTTTTAAGTGTAGCGACATCATCAAGTGGTAATTATGATAATGCTTGTACGGCAACTAATGACTTAATGGGCGCACCTTTTCTTTTAGCGGGCGCACTTAATGGTAGTGAGTTTTCTGTTAATGCTCAAGGGGTTTTTACTGCTACTCTTCATATAGATGCACAAGGATTTAATCAAATCTGTAATAATTATGGAATTGACCGATTAAATATTATACCCGCAGGGTATCTAAGATGGCTAGGTGGTGGCTCTCCTACGTTTGCGTGGAGTCTGCTAATTGGGAGTTCAAGTTTAAGTAATAGTAATACTTCAAGTATTGTAGGCACAGCGTCTACATCTCAAGATGCTACAAGTGGTATGGGACAAGCCCTTCGTATTCAATGTCAGACGGTAGGGAAAACAATTAACACACCTGCTAGTAATGATTCAGTACTGTTTGCAGTAAGAGGGTCAAGCACTCTTAACGGTGTCTTATCAACCGCAAAATGTGAGATAACAGTACTCTTTGTTTAGAGAATGATTTATAAAACAAATGATGTGTGGTAAGGATATGGGCTTAAAAATAGACTATGTGACTGAGTATGGTATAACTTGTAATGACGCAATATGTGTTATGTCAAATACTATGGCTTCAAAAGAAATATTAATAAATGCTGATGGTAGTTTAACTAAAGGTTTTAAAATAAATTATAACGGTAAAATATATGCTTCACAGGCCGCTTACGAAGCAAATGCAGCACCTATTGGTGGTTTTGGTAATAATTTTGATTTAAATGCTAGTGCAGGAAAAACTCAATACAATATAATTAAACAATGTTATATAAATCTTAAAACTATGACCGGATTTACTGATGGTGTTGATTGTTAGTGGAAGGATATAACCGATTTTGGTTATACTTAATGAAAAAACTAGGTATGTTATTGTAATACATCTTATATACCCTATGATGTAATGGTACGTTATGTCAGAAATGATGNAACATCCTGCATGGATAATGTGGGAAGAAGCGTTGAGTGAAGAAATAGTGAATGAAATAATTGAGGCGGCAAAGGAAGCCGAACCTCAAGCGGCATCTACCTTTAGAACAGGTGAAGGTAAAGAAGATAGCCATAGAAAAACCCAAATAAGATGGCTACAAGATGAAAAATACAAACCTCTTACAGAACAAATGATGTGGTATATAGAAAAAGCAAATGAGCATTTTGGTGTAGAAGTATCTTATCTACCACCATTACAATTTACAGAATATATGGATATAGGCTACCACTATGGTATGCACCACGATATTGATTGGAACAGGCAAGATGGTATGCACAGAAAAGTAAGTATTGTCGTACAATTATCAGACCCCGAAGATTATGAAGGTGGAGAATTAACATTTAGTCATACACAAAATCCCGACCCAATAGCACTTGCTAAGAAAGGTACAGTAATATGTTTCTTATCTTACTATGAACACGGAGTAGCACCTATTACTAAAGGTAGCAGAACAAGTCTAGTAGGGTGGGCCGAAGGTCCACGTTGGGCGTGATTTTTTGGGAGAAGTAAGAACAGGTAAAATAGTGTATATTGCGCCCGAAAAGTCATATACCAATGTAAACATTGAAGAGACACCTCATGGGTTCAAGATTTACCGAAGAGGTAGCGAAAGAGCATTTACAGTTATACCGCATTCAGCAGTTAAGCAAGTAATATACGATAGAGAGGAATAAAAATGAATAACACAACAAAAGAAACGTGCCTAAACGCACTTAACGAAACAATAGATTGCATAGCCCTAGATTCTTCATCATTATTAGATGATATAGAATTGATACTGTTATCTTTAGTAGCATTAGCGGGTATAGGTGTATTTTTATATAAAAAATACCTAGTACTAAATGCTGATGGAAAAATAACATTAGACGAATTATTAGATTCAGTAGACGAGGTTAAGGAGAAAGCCGAAGAAGCAAAAGAAGAGATAGAGAAAATAGAAAAAACTCTTGACTCTCATAATGTTGCAGAATTGAAAGAGAAGTTAAAAGCAGCAGGTCTTTCAGTAAAAGGCAAAAAAGCAGACCTTGTGGCTCGATTAGAAGCACACATGGGTGAGGCTTAGTGGCCGATTCTGATGTTGTCTCAATAAGATTAGACAATTTAGAAGAGTCTGTAAAAAGACATGAAAGATTAATTGAACAATTAGTACAATCCCAAGTAAGTATGCAAACAGGGCTTGCTAAAGTGGCTACCGAGTTAGAAATAACTAATGGTTTAATAGGTACATATATGGGGAATATGCAAAAAATTATTTTTACCTTAATAGCAATAGTAGCAGGGGCTATGGGTATTTCTACACAAATGTGATAATATGACTAGCGATATAGAAAAATGGAATACTTGGGTAAAACATCTAGGTTCTACATCTGCTAGTACATCTGTCACAGTTAGTAATATTGAAAAGACACTTAAGGAATACCATACTATAAATAAGCGTATGCTTTGGATAACACAAATATTATTAATAGGAGTAATTGGTTTAAATGGTTTATTATTGTTCTACAAGTGATGTCGGCCAAAGATTAGGTCTTAATTCAGCCCAAAGGGTACAAGCAGGTAATACTTTACAGGTAGCAATCCGTAGAGCCTCTATTGAAATAGAGCAAGTTTATAATGACTATGGTAGGTCTAATCCTATTGTTATAGAAACTACCGCTAATGGGGCTGTATCGGTAGGAGATACTACTATAACACTAACAAGCGCAAGTGCTTTTGCTACTGCGGGTAGCGGTAATATTGATGGAGATACAATATCTTGGACAGGAAAATCTAGTAATGATTTAACAGGTGTCACAGGAGTTTCTATCGCACACGAAAGTGGAGTAGCAGTACAGCAAGGTGAGTTTGCACACGTTCTTAGAGAAATATGTGCTGATATAGCAGCCGCTTACTACATGGAAGATGAATCCACATTTCACGAAGGTGGTAATTCTTTAAGGGGAAATACTCTTAGAGAAAGAGGAATAAACAACCTTACAAGATTGGCTCATCTCGGAAGTTTTTCTTGAGGTGATTAATTGGCTACATTAAAAAAACAATTTAAAGTACAACAAGAAAAAGAAGGCCATGTTTTTATTAATGCTGATGGTTATACTCATCCGGGTTGGGTTAAACTAGGAACAATGACTAAAGCAAGAAATAATTACGCTATGATAATGGGGCAAAATATACGCAATTTTCAAATAGAAATAAAAAACTTAGAAGATAGGACTTGGCTTGATTTAACCCGTAAACTTAGAGATGGTAAAGGTTTAACAACCCAAGAAAAAAAATATTTAAAAGAAAACCCTAGCACTAAAAATATAGGTAGTGCGGGTTTTAGAAATCCTAATCAATCAAATATGAAAAGTTTATTTAATGCACCGGGATATATGCCGGGAACAGAAATTAGATTAAAAGGTGGAGAAATAGCCGAGGCTACATCATCGGCTAAATCAAGAGAAGCATGGAATAGGGTATTAAGAAAACAAAGAGCAGCCTCTAATTTAAGGCAAGGTCGTTTTGGATTTAAAGCAGGTGGTAGAATAGATAGAAGCAACCCTAGATACCCAAAACCTTTGAGAAATAAAGAATACAATTTAAGTTTTAAGGCTTATTTTGATAAATCTGCTTTTGTCAAACAGGCAGAAAGCCTAACACAAGGAGTTAATATGTTAGCAAATGCTTTTTTAAGTGATATAGTACATAAAACAGTACAAAAAACAAGGAAAGAAATTAACGCTAGACCCGGAACAAGTAAAACTAAGCATTTTAAGAAAAAATCAAGATGGGGAAAAAAGAGTTTTAGCGAAAATGATACAACTTCTTTTATAGGTACAGCACATAAACTAGAGGGTGATGCAATAAATAGGATTGCACATTCTTTATATGGAAACTTAAAGGAATTAAAAGGACAAAATACAAGAAATTACTCAAGGTATATTACGTTTGTTATAGGTTCTTTTGACGCGGGGGATTCACCTACAAATCCTACGGGGGCAAGAGGTAGTCGTATGAGAAAAGGTGAACAGTCTTTAACAGAATTGCGTGAAAACACACAACCAGCATTTACAGTTAAGCCAAATGTAGGCTCATCACCATTAAGTAAAACTACTGCTTATTATCTAGGAAAAGGAACAAGAATAAATAGAAGGCAAGGTTTAAGTGGAAGGACTTTTAGAAAACAATTGAAGGGGCAGTAAATATGGCAGTAGCGACAACAACACAATATTGGAATAGTAGAATGAATGGTACAGACCCAACAGGATTAACGGGTTATTTCCAAGATGCTTGGACTGCTGAATCCGGTAGCGGTTCTGCATCCGGTGGTAATTGGGTTATAACAAATGGAATATACACAATAACACCTACGACTAATACAGCGTACACATTTGTTGCTTGTTTGTCTTATACTACTGCACCTAGTAATGATGAAGTATTGGTAAAATTAGATAATGGTACACATAAGGTAGAAGTAAAAGGTACAGGAAACGGTACATCACTTAAATTAGTAGGTGCTACAACACTTACAGTAAGTAATTTAGATTTACTTTTAACGGAAAACAACCCCGTACCGTTAGTTTTAAGATTAACTTTAGATGCAGCAGGGGTGGCTAAAATGTATGTGCATGAGATTATACAGGATGATAATGCGGAAGATATATTTTCTAGTGTTGTAGGTGCTAGTGGTTCATCTAAGACTATACAATGGGGAAATACAAGTGGTAATGTAAAATGGGCTAACGTATATTATTCTAAGTTTGGTGCATTTACCCCCGAACAATTAATGACAAGTGATTTCGCACAAGACGCAGTACCTAGAATGGGTATTGCTATTGTAGATTTATTAAAAAATACACAAAAAATATATTTAAAAACACAGGTTTCTGATGCTAATATATTGTATGGTTATGATATATCTTCCCGTATGTTAAATAGATATACTACACCTAATATACACGTTCTTATAACAGGTCTTGATTCTCCACAATTTGAAGCATTATCGGGTTCTAAAATTAAACAAAATTATGACGTAGAAATATATGTCACAACTAAAGGTACTAATTATGAAAACGCATACAGACAAGGTTTAAATATAATTGGTGAAATATTCGATGAATTGTATGTAAATACAGGTGTATTAGGTACTACCGATAGCCTTATATCTTACAATGCAGAATTAGATACTAAAATGGATGATGACGAAACAGTATGTGTACACACTTTAACACTAACGTATATGCGTTTAATAGATATGAGGCACAGATAATAATATTGATAAGAGACTCGGTTCGTTCTACACACACATAGAGGTAATAATATGGCGACTGAGTTTTTAAATAGGTATATTTCAATAGAAAAAGAGGCTGCATATGGTACAGAACCTAGTGGAACACAAACATTTGGAGAAATAGACGATGAATCTATTTCAATGAACTTTGAAATGCTAGGTAGGTCTGATATAAGTAGGCAACAATCAAGCAAAATGGTGACAGGAACGGAATATTCCGAAGGCGGTATAAACATGGCCGTACAAGTAGATGATTTCTTAGGAATGCTACTACACGGTATCTTACCGGATGACACAGTATCGGGTAGCGGTGCTACTTCAAAACATGGATTAGAACAAGCATTTTTTGGTCTTAACAAAAGAACAAGTAATACAGCATTAGCAAACAAAGGTGTGTTTTCTGCACTTACTACTTATGCTAGTGGAGATTACGTTATTTACAATGATGAATTATACAGATTTATTGCCCCTCATTCAGCCGGTGCTTGGGATGCAGCAGACGCATACAAAATTACCTATCCTTCTTTTACCGTAAGAGTAGGTAGAGAAGCAAAAGAACATACATACACAGGTATGATGGTTAATAGTATGTCTTTAACTGCTAACGTAGGAGAATACGTTATGGCTAGTTTTGACTTCGTAGGAAAATCAGAATCCTCTACATCTGCACTACAAACAAGTACTGTTTTGTTTGACGGTGTTGCTTTAGATGCACTTCATTTTGCTAACGGTACAGTAAAGTTTGATAACAGTACAGATGGATTAGCATCAGCAACAGCAAAGGTTAAAGGGGTAAATCTAAGTATTTCTATGAATAGAGATACAGATAACTCATACGGTCTAGGTAGCAGTACTTACAGACACGCACCTGCTTCACAACAAATGGAGATTACAGGTAGTATTGACTTTAACGAAGTTGTTTACACAGCAGCAGCAGAAGAACCTACCTATGATACTTTAATCGCAGAAGATGGTTTATCCTTTGAGGACCGTGTATACAACGGTAATTCTATTATGCAGTTAGTCTTTACTGATGATGAATCAACACCTTCTAATCTTACAATTAATCTATACCACTTAAGGTTTGAAGCCCCTACTGCTAACGTAAGCGGTAGAGATACAAACACAATGTCTGTAAACTTTACAGCATTAGTGAATCCACTACTAGGAAAAGCGATTGACATTAGCATAGCAGGTACAGGCTTAGATGACGGTAGCGGTGCGCCATCAGCATACTGAGGTGATTAAGTATGGCTAACAATGGTGGTACAGTAATTGCAGACAAAACCAAACTAAAAGTCAATGCTTTTACAGGTACAGCAGCAGAAGTACAAACAGCATTTAGGGCAGCAATAGCCAACGATGATGTAGTAATTTCTTGTGATACTTCAAGAAAGAAAGATAGTAATTTTATTACATTAACCGTAGTATGGATTGATGTAGCATAAACATAAGGTGAGTAAAATGGAAACATACAAAGATAAAGAAGGAAACATTTGGTCTAAAGAAATAAAAGATGGTAGATTAGTTGAAAAACTTATCGAGAGAAAAAAGAAAGCAGCACCTAAAAAGAAGGCTGCTAAGAAATCTAAAAAACAGTAAGGTGTAAAAATGAGAGTACTTGTAGCAACAGATGATATAGAAGTATTAGCAGCAGCACTAGGGCAGCATTCTGCCGAAGATGTGTTTTGGTGGGCTAACGAAGCAGATAGAAAAGTAGGTTATCGTCTTGGTTTACTCAAAGGACATATAGTAGCAAACACCACTTTAACAAGAGAAGAAGCAATTGATTTAGGATGGGATAAAGTAATGAAAGCATTACCCCGTTCTTTTACGCCAAAAGTAGATGAAGAAGAATGACTGATAGGAATACCTTCATAAACACTTTAGGTGTTTGGGAAATTAAAGAGGATGGAACAATCCGTCTGATAAGCGAGGCGGAACAGCCAAAAGAAAAAAGAAGGAGTGATAGAAATGCCGGTATTAAAAAAAGAAATAGAATTAAATGATGGAACAAGAATATGGGTCAAACAGGCATCCGGTATGGCTAAACTAAAAATTACTAATTTACAAGCACAAGCATTTAGAAAAATGCGTCATGCGGGTGAGCCTAGCGAATGGACCGATGAACAAAATGAAGATTTTGCTAGTATGCTTGATGAAATGGGCGCAGGAATGACCGACCAAATAGAAGCGTGGGTTCCTAACTGTATCTTAGATGAAAATATAGACTTAGACGATTTAACTTTTGAAGAGTTAAATGAAATACTACAATTTGTTCGTGGTGATGTAGACGAAGGCGCAGTCCCTTTATAGACTTTATTAGAGTAGCCCCCTCTCTATGTATGGCGTACAAGGGGGTCTTACCCTCGGACCTATGGGATAGGTATGATTGCGAAGGTGGGTCTTATAAAATGCAATTAGATATGATAGTAGCGGCAGAAATAAGCGATAAAATATCCGAAGCAACTAAAGATGCTAAGACTGATGCTAAAGGCGCAGTAGCCCGTAGAAACCAAAGAAGAGAGCAACGAAAATACTTATCAGACGGTGGTGATGTACTACAAGCGATTAAGGATAGCGGAATGCCTATAAAGGGTGAGAGTGGAGATAGTGCAGCATGATAGATGATTTATTTTTAGGGTATTTTACAAGTTTTATACCTATTGTATGCGCTGTCACTTTACTTGTTCTAAGAGCCGGTGCATCTAGGGTTTTCTTCGATGTTGTAGGTACGTTCCAAGCAAACAGATTAATTAAAGATGCTAAAACTGCAAGCGTAGTGTTTCAATCTCTTATGCTTGACGCTATTAGTGGTGTACAAGAGGCAGGTCAAGCCATAGGCGACCAATTTGCCGGTATGATGAATAGCATGACACCTATTGCTAGAGAAATAGAAACAGCAAGAATAGAATTAGAAAAGTTTCTTAATGTAACAGAAGATACTGCTAAGGTACAAAACGAAATACAAGCAACAGGTTTAGCGTTTGGTTTTTCAGCCGACCAAACATTTCAAGCAGCAGCAAGAATGGCACAATTAACAGGTGTTTTAGGCGCAGGTAGTATGGGTGTAGGTACAGAAGTAGGTATGCAATTTGGTATGATAAGCAATATGGAAACAGAAGCAGCCATGCAGCGTATGATTAACTTACAACAACAGACTAAGTTTATGACCGAAGGAATACAAGAAAACGCTACCGAACAACAAAGAATAGATGCTATTAGACAAAACTCTATTAGGGTACTAGACCAACTTAACACAATTGAAAATAGGTCTGCTTCTACTATGGAACAGATTACTTATGTTATGAATCAGTTCGCTTCACAGGCTCACCTTACAGGTGAAAGTATAGCGGCTATGGCGGCTCAGTCTGCTGTTCTTATTGAAGCAGGTGAGGAACAAGGTAAGGGTGGTAGAGCCTTGCGTATGATATATGCTAGGTTAGGTGCTAATACAAATGGTGCGGCAGAAGCATTCCACGCATTAGGTATTGCTACACATGACGAAAATGAAAACTTAAGAAGTCTTTCAGAAATAATGGGAGATTTAAATAAAATATACCCTACATTAGAGGACCACGAAAAAACTACTTTAGCCCAAAAGGTAGCAGGTAATAGACATTACACAAGATTTTTAAAGTTAAGCGAAAACTATAACAGGGCTTTAGAGTTAGAGTTTGAAGCAACCATGCGATTATCTCCGGCTTTAGAGGAAATAAATAGAAGGAGACAAACAGATTTATTCCAATTAGAACAAGCAGAAGCAAGGCTTAAAAATATGTCCGGTGCAATTGGTAATTCTATGATACCTGCTTTAACAGAAGCAACAGAAAGACAAGCAGATTTAAATGCTGAAATTGCTATGTTTTTAGGAACAAGGGGTATAGGTGATTTAGTAGGTAAAATGGCTAGTTTTGGACAAACATTAACTACAGCAGTAGCCCCTATGTTTAATACTATGGTAAATCTACAAATGCTTACTGTTGCTATGGGGACATATCAATCTGTTGTAAGGGCTTTAGCCGGTGATGAGTTAATTAATCAAGATGCTTATGGTAATAAAGCGGCGGCATATTCTACAGGCACAGCACAAATGATGCACTATTCTGCTAGTATTCAAAATATAACAGACCAATTAAAAATGCAAACTTTTGAAACTGAAAAATTAGAACAAGCCGTTGTTGATAAAACTATGGATGATATAAAGTCGGTTTTTACAAGTAGAGAAGAAGTTATTGCTATAAAAAACAAAATTATAGCACTAAAAGCAGAAAGTAGAGAATTAGAACAAGCAAGAAAAAGAAAGATGAGAGATAACCCAAGTGGAAGGTCTACTAAAGGACTAGCAAGACAGGGCCAAATAGATAGAGAAACAGACAAACTACATAAACAAAGTAAAGCAATATTACATAATAGTGATGTTATAGAAATTAATAACAAGAAAAAATTAGAAACAGGTCAAGCATTAGATATGTTAGATGCTAAGTATGATGAATTGACAAGCACAATAGGTAGTCATAATTTAGCGAGTGATATAGAAAAAGAAAACAAAAGAAAACAAATGCTTTCTGATACTGCGGCACACGCAAGTGTTATGAATAATCTTACTATGAAAATGGGTGCTGTAGGAACAGGATTTATGTTATTCGGTAAAGGACAAAAAAGTATGAGGGTTGGTATAGTATTAAATACAGCCGCTATGTTAGTACAATTAAATGCTATGAGATTAAAAAGCGAAGCAACTAAAAAAGATACTATTATTACCGGAATAAATACTAAAGGTAATATATTTAGTGCTACTTCTTTTGCAGCAGTAGGTAAATCAGCACAAGCCGCCGCTACGTCAATTATAGCATCTAGT